AACCCGCTTCTTTTAATTCATTTTCTGTAATCATTGTTAAGCCTCCTGTATATCAATCAATTCAAAATCATCGCCTTCAACTATGTCATCGTTATCAAATAGAATTTCTCCTCGTGATATATCATTCCTTAATTCTTCTTCACTATTTGCTTGTACTTCTTTCCAGTAATAAACTGTTTCACCTGCTCTAATAATAAATTTTTTCATTTTTAATTCCTTTCGTTACTTTTCCGTTATACAAAAACTGGTCGTTTTTCAATGTGACCTTTTTTTAATCTTGCGTAAACTCTTGCACTTCTGTAAGTGTCAAATTTCATGTGTGCTAAATATTCTCCGACATTTGGGCACTTTTCCGTCCAATAAACAATGTACATTTTTAAGCTCCTTCGTTTGTATATAGTTCACGTTTAAAATCGTAGATCATTTTTATAATGTCTGCGGTCGCTATCCAGTCTTTTCTATCTCCGTTTTCTTCTCCTTTAAATTTCGCGGTTTCCAAATGCGCCACTATTCCATTAAGAAAATCTTCGTATTTGATAAGCCGTGCGCCTCGGTCGTCGCTGATTTTTTCTAGTGTTTTTATATAGTTCATTTTGTTACTTTTCCATTAAGGCCCGGCGCGGGGCCGGGCGGGTTGATTTAATATTCTTCGCTGTAATCTTCTAAGCTCGTCACTAGGCCGTCAAAATCTTCTGAAGGGCCCAGTAATGATGCCAGGGTGTAAACAATGGTTCTATCGTACTCCTCGCACAAGCTCTCTAAATACTCTTTGCGGTTTGCGTATCCGTTAACCTTGTAATCATTTAAATCATTCATTTTTTATGCTCCTTGGTAATTTTGATAATTGCGAATTGGCGTATTTTCCTGGTATTTTTCTTGGATATTAATAGTCCATCCCTCGGCCTTGGCTGAGTCTAAAAATAACGGCGCGTCGCAATCCTCCTCCAAATAAACTTTTGTTCCCTTCGAATAACTGTAACGCGACACCTTTTTTGACAAGTTGAGCGCGTATAAATCCTCGCGGTCAACTTCTAACCACCCGTGGCCCGGGTCGGCGTAAAAAGTGAATTTTCTGTTTTTCATTTTTAATGTTCCTTTTGATTGATTGGGCAAATGCCCAGTTAAAACCCTGTTTCCAAGGCTTTAACGGTGCTTTATCGCCGTGCTTCAGTTCTTCCCTGGTCGATCAGTTTGCGGGCCTCCTGGCGATCTTCTATGCGTTCCGATTCGATCATCGCGCGTAAAATATCCGCCTGGATTCTCCCGCGCTCGAAGTTAAACCCGGCCCGAATGTAATCATGTTCGGTGTAGTTCATTATTCGGCCTCCTTAACAACTTGGTACATGTTCCATCCACAAGTGACCACCTGCGAGCCCGTTTGAAGTAGTTCCGCGATCATGGAGCGGTCAAAATCGTGCCATCCCTCCCAGGTTGCCGGGTATCTGCATACTTCGCCCCATCCGTTGCGTTCGTGTTTTGCGTGATACGCGATAATTGGATTGTTCATTGTTTGGCCTTAGTTGAAATAAGCGCGGGCGATAGCGCGGGGGAATTCACGGCGGGCGAGTTGTCGAATACCATCCGCGGTTTTTAAATCCTCGCGCCAATAGTTCCATAATGCGCGAGCGCATACGCTAGCAACTGCCTTCCTGTATTCGGTCGGAAAGTATTGCCCTACACAATAGGACACTTTAACAATGCCGTCATTAATCGCGGAGATGGTTAAGCGTCCGGAGAATGCCTCTTTTGAGGCCTCAATTATTTGCTCGGCGCTGATGCCTGAGAGTTCGAGCCGGCGAAGTAGTGCGCGGGCATGGCCCAAATCTTTGGTTATGCTCCTGGATTCGGCGCGGTATGTTGCCCGGCCTTCGCTATCGTCCCAACTTCTAACGTAGTCGCGCGGTTCTAGTCCTGGTCGTTTGTTGGCGAAGTTGTAAAGCGCGTCAATTATTTGTTGTTTCATTGTTCAAGCTCCTTTTATTTGATTAAGTATTTGTTGAATTTTCGCGGTTATTTGGTCGGCGTCCTCCGGCTCGGCGTCCGGGTTTGTTAGCAGTTCTAAAGTTTCGATCAAGGCAAAATACATGGCCGGGGCGAAGCTCTCCAAATGTTTCATTTTCAGGGCGGGAGTAGCCCCAAATAAATCCCCGGTCGTGTCTACTGGCGCACGTCCTGGCGAGTGCGTAAGCGTGAATGCTCCGGTTTCAAGTTCTACCTGGGTCATTGTGTAGCCTCCTGGGTTTGAAAATATAACCGCACTTCGTAGCAGTCCGCGTGCAGTTCGCAAATATCGCACAAGCGAAAATCCGATTCTTCGCTAATAACGTCAAAATGTCCGGATACCGAAAGCGAGTCAATCCAAGTGTTTAACTCGGCCTCCTCCTGGTCGCTGAGACCGGTAAAATCGCCGTTAATCAGCGCGGGCAAATAGTGCCCGGCTAAGTGGTAGGTGTAGTGGTCTAATTGCATTGTTTTATTCTCCGTTGTGAATGATAAAAGCGCCGAGCAGTGCGACAAGGAAAAATGGAAGGCCTAAGAGTGCAAAGTCGTAGGCGATTAATACGCAAAAAAATGCAAAGCATATTATTGAAAAGAAAATAATTAAACTGTTCGTCATGGTTTAAGCTCCTTTAAATTTAAGCGCCAAGCACTCCTGGTAAGTGCCCGTGTGAATAATGCGGTATGAGTTGCGAACCTCACACCCCTTGCATACGATAATGTTTCCAAATGAGTTTATTTGTGCTGAGTACATTTTTTAAGCTCCTTAGTTATTGGGGAACAAGTCCCCAAGGGTTCAAGCGGTGATTTTTTGGCGGAATAGTTCTAATTCCTCGGGTGACATGAAACGCTGAAAAAGATCAGAGAATGACTCCTCTAACCTTTTGGCATTGTTCGAGTCTGCATAGTAGTAAGCCTGAGCGATAGCGGTCGCGAAGCTCCCGGCATTTGCTCTCTCCATGCGATTAGCTGAACGCCTAAAAGCCTCTGATTGTTTGATCTGTAATAATTGTTCGTTTGTCATTGTGTAAGCTCCTGTTAGTTGATGCAACAACCTATTGCATAACGTGATCTTAATCTATTGCGTTGACCTTGTACATTGAATTGTTTCTATACAAAATTGAAAGCTGATAGGTAAAACCTATTGCATCCCCAAGGGTTCAAAGCTATATATTTTCCCCGGCTGAAACCCTGGGTGTTGCCTGGTCTGTCCAGCGCGTTTGCTTTTCGGGTTTTGTTCCGGTACACTTCGGGCTTGTTATCAGCGAAGCGGAGCGGTTTTAAATGAGTCGATCATCTGTAAAAGAACACCTAAGCGATAAGACAATATTGAATCCTCTAATCGCTACTAAAGGACTTACACACAAGCAGAAAAAGTTTGTTCAGGAGATTACGATAGGAGAATGCACGGGTTCGGAAGCATATCGTAGAGCGTATAAGAGCAAGGGAAATCCAAGAACTGTATCGGTAAAGGCAAGTAAATTGAAGGCTCAAGATAATATCCAATCTGCAATAAATGCAATAGAAGCATCCAAGGAGGCTTTGAAATATTACGACTCTGAATCTTTAAGGGCTTTGAGCGTGCAGACAATGGTTGAGTTGCTACTAAACCCCGATACATCCCCGGCGATCAAGCTACAAGCAAGCAAGACAATCGGCACAATGACGGAAGTCTCGCTGTTTACACACCGCACCGAGTCGAAAGTCATCCATTCAAGCGAAAACATCAGGGGTAAAATACTGGCTGAGATCCAGGCATTGATGAACTCCCAGGCTGAGGACGTAACGACTAGGGATGTTGAATCGTTACTCACGGAGCTTCAGCCACAATCAACCGGGCACATGCAAAGCGATTCCCAGGGCGACGGCTCGGCTCACGGCGACGGCGAACCGGGCGACCCCCACCCGCACCCGACCCCCCCAAATCCGTCAGCGGAGTCCCATGTACTCCAGCATACTATTCCACACACCCTATCACAAGAAAAAAGCATTCCACTCCCTCTATCACCAGAGGATGACCCCCTTGGTCTTAAACTCACACACACCGAAAAAAATATATAAAAATTTTTAATGCAAAGCAATACTTTATTATTCGTTAAAAGCAAAACGACATCGGAAGTTAATACTTTTTTAGGGGGTCACACTAAACGTTGTGCGTCACCCCCCACGAAAGTATTAAATCCTAAAATGATAAGTAAAAGAAAGGATCTAAATTACGAAGAGTGTTTAGAACTTAAGATGACAAAGAACCAAGCAAACGTATTTATATTTATTGATGAGTATTGGAAAAAGTATGGATATGGCCCGACGGTACGGGAGGTGATGGAGTACAGGAATAGTAGGAGTTTGGGTAGTACGCATGAAATAATAGAGCGGCTTATTAAGCTTGGCGTATTGAAGAAGATGAGGGGGATGGAGAGGAGCGTCAGGCCAGTGTATATAAATTTTAGGAAATTAGATGTCGCAGATTGAAGAGTTGTTGTCTAAGCTGCCGTTGAATGAGCAGGAGAAATTCTTGGCTCAGATGGCGCAATATAAGGAGGCGTTGACGAGGGAGAAGTGTCAGGCTAATTTTTTAGAGTATGTGAAATTTATGTGGCCTGGGTTTGTGCACGGAAGACACCACGCTGTGATGGCTAAAAAATTTGAAGAGGTTGTACATGGCAATCTTAAACGTCTTATTATCAATATGGCTCCTCGGCATACTAAGTCTGAGTTTGCAAGCTATCTTTTGCCGTCTTGGTTCTTGGGGAATTATCCTGATAAGAAAGTTATCCAGTCGAGTAACACGGCCGATCTGGCGGTGGGGTTTGGTCGTAAGGTTAGGAATCTTGTTGATAGCGAGCAGTACGATTCTATCTTTCCTGGTATTGCTTTGGCTGCTGATAGTAAGGCTGCGGGTAAATGGAACACCAATGCGCAGGGTGAATATATAGCGATTGGTGTAGGCGGTACGATGACGGGTAAGGGAGCGGACTTAATGATTATTGATGACCCTCACTCTGAGCAAGAGGCGAGATTAGCCCAAGGAGATCCGACTGTTTTTGATTCCGTGTTTGAATGGTATACCTCTGGCCCTCGTCAGCGTTTACAACCAGGGGGTAGGATAGTGATCGTGATGACCCGTTGGTCAGATAAAGATTTGACGGGAAAGATATTAAGAAATGCTGCGGGGGAAGATTGGGAGGTAATTGAGTTACCTGCGATTATGCCGTCAGGTAATCCGCTATGGCCTGAGTTTTGGCCGCTCAAAGAATTGATGTCGGTCAAGGAAGAGATTGGGGTTTATAAGTGGAACGCCCAGTACCAGCAGCAGCCGACTGGTGAAGAGGGTGCAATTATTAAAAGGGAGTCGTGGAAGAGATGGAAGAGTGAGATGCCGCCTCCTTGTGATTTTATTATTCAGAGTTGGGATACGGCGTTTACAAAATCTGAGCGGGCGGACTATTCGGCGTGTACGACTTGGGGTGTGTTTAGTTTAAATGAAGATCCGACAGATAAGCATATTATTCTCCTTGATGCGTATAGAGATAAGTTGGAATTTCCTGCGCTGAAGAAAGCGGCGTTAGAGGGATATAAAGAATGGCAGCCCGATGCTTTTATTGTGGAAGCTAAAGCGGCTGGTGCTCCGCTTGTGTTTGAATTAAGATCTATGGGAATACCTGTATCGGAGTACACTCCTACTCGTGGCAATGATAAATTTGTGCGACTTAATAGCGTGGCTGATTTATTTAATTCAGGAAAAGTGTGGGCACCTGATAAGAGATGGGCTGATGATTTGATTGAAGAGATGGCACGGTTCCCAAATGCTGAACATGATGACTATGTAGATAGCTCAAGTCAAGCATTGATCAGGTTTAGGCAGGGTGGGTTCTTAAGACTTCCAAGCGATGAGGAAGATGAACCTAAATATTTTAGACGCAAGAAGGCGTATTACTAGGAGTGAATATGAAGCGTAGAAGTTTATTAAAGGCAATTGGTGCGGGCGCAATTACACTGGCTGCGCCAGTTGTTTATTCTGGAACTGGATGGAGTGGCCCTACTTGCGCAAAAAGTTTGACTGAATGGATGGAGTCAAAATTTTATTGTGTCATGGGTGAACCCACGGCATTTATGGATTTGCCAAGGCATGATGCAAATAAGTTTTTTACAGATGCTTCATTGAAGGCTTTAGATTCTGCTGGAAATGCGCAGGTAATTAGAATTTCATACGACACTTTGGCTTATGCGGTAGAAGGATATACAGCCAAAGAAGCCGAAGCAATGTTGGCAAAAAATTTCTATGAAGGTTTTAAAGAGCTGGATGAAAACGATAGAAAACAAATAGTATGGAGAGTAAAACCTCAATTTGCATCCGACTACGTTCGTGAATGGGGAGATACATATTTAACTTCTGAACAATTGGAAGATAAAGCTTATAACAATATTAAAGAATGTGATTTGGAAATACCAGAAGGTGTTCAATTTGATTTCAACACCAACAGTTATAAGTATGTAAAAAAATCTTATTACCTGCACAAGATGAGAATGAGACTGGCCATGCCAGAAGTAAATTTTGAAAAAATAAGCGCTTATAAATTAGAGGGCGAGCAGCCTACAAGGATTTAATATGTTAGATAAA